GGTCAAATCAAAGGCACGGGCGACGACCGTGCCCTCTTCTTAAAGCTTGGAGCCGCTGAGGTTCTTGACGCGTTCGAGCGCACCACCGTGTTCAAGGGCAAAACCCGCGAGCGCAATATCAAAGGTGGGAAGAGTGTCGCCTTTCCTATCACCGGAAAAATGTCGGCGCGATACCACTCGCCCGGCGTGCCAATTCTGGGTGAAGGTAACAACCCTTCGGACATCAACGAGCGCCTGATCGAGCTCGATGGCCTGATGATCGCCGATGCCGCCGTGGCGGAGATCGACGAGCTGATGGCCTACTACGACGTCCGCCAGATCTACACCACCGAGCTGGGCCGGGCCCTGGCCTACGAGTACGACAAACGCGTGGCCCGCATCCTGTTCGCTGCCGCCTCCAACGTCACTGAACCCCTGGGCAAAGCCGGCAACGCCGGCCGCATCGGCGCTGGCAAAACCCTTTCTGCTGGCTACGCCGCTGCCACCAACCAGGCCAAGGGCGACGAGCTCGTCGATGCGATCTTTGCTGCGCGCGTCAACTTCGACCAGAAGGACGTGCCCGTCGACGGGATGTATGCAGTGTTCTCCCCCGAGGAGTACTACTACATCACCCAGAGCTCGAGAGCGATCAATGCCGATTTCAACGGCGGCGGTGGCGGCAACGGCACCATCGCCAGCGGCAAGACCCTGCAGGTGGCCGGCATCCCCATCATGATGTCCAACCACATCACGCAGGCGGCGTACACCAACGTCACTGGCGACAAGAACAGCGACTATGCGCAGAACCTGTCCAAGTGCCGCGGCCTGATCTTCAACAAGGAAGCCGCCGGTGTAGTGACTCTGATGAGCCCCTCGCTGCAGATCACCAGCGGCGACTGGAATGTCCAGATGCAGGCAACCCTCATGGTGGCCCGCCAAGCCATCGGCATGGGCGTCTTGCGCGCTGAGGCCGCTTACAAGATCGTGGTTCCCTAGGATCTCGACTGAATGTGCAACGGGGGCCGGCGCCAGCTGGCCCCTTTTTTGTGCGCCTCGTACGATTAGGGCTGCAGCCCCGTAGAGAAAATGGGCACCGCCAACCAGTCGCAGACGCCAGGGCGGACCACTCTGCTGGAGGCAGTGAATGTCTTGCTTGAGAACATCGGCGAGTCGCCGGTGGAAACGCTCGAGAACGAACAGGTGGCAGAGGCGCGGATCGCTGAACGCACCTTGCTGGAGTTTCACAAGGAGGGGCAGAGCCGCGGATGGGCCTGGAACAGCGAGGCCGCCTACCCCTTCACCAAGGATCTGACGACCAACACGATTACGGTCCCGGCCAGCGTGGTGCGCTGGTCCCCTGATCCATACCAGTGGGCTGGCCGCTTCCAGCTGCGAGGTCAGAAGGTTTACGACCGCGAGAAGCGCAGTTCAGTCCTGGCCAGCGACATCGCAGAGGTCAAGGCTGACGTGGTGTTCCTGCTGCCCTGGGACGACTGCCCGGAGCCATTCAACCGCTGGATCACGGTGCGCTCGGCCCGGGTGTTCAGCGATCGCGTGCTGAGCTCCGACGCCCTGTTCAAGTTCACCTCTGTCGACGAGCAAGCGGCCCTGAACGAGCTGTTGCGAATGGAGGCCGAGAACGAGCACTACAACCTGCTAACCGACGGCCACGGCCTGCGGCCCTTCCCGACCTACAGCCCTGGCTACGGCCTGCTGCGTGGCCCAGGGGGAGGGTATCTCGTTGGCTGAGCTTTTCTCCTACACGGTCCCCAACCTCTTTCAAGGCATCAGCCAGCAGCCTGATGCGCAGCGCGATCCAACGCAGGGCGAGGTGCAGATCAACGGCTACTCCTCGATCTCGGAGGGGCTGCGAAAGCGAGAGCCCACCCAGTCGCTGGCCAAGATCAGTAGCACGGACTTAGGGGACGTCTTCGTTCACTCGGTGCTGCGGGACAGCAACGAGAAGTACCTGGTGGTGATCAGTAAAGCCGCTATCCGGGTGTTCGATCTGGTGGGCGCCGAGTACACGGTGACAGCTGCGGCCGGAGCCTATGCGTACCTGGCGTCAGTGGTGAACGCCAAGAGCGATATCCGCGCGGTGTCGATTGGCGACTACACGTTCATCTCCAACGTCAAAGCGTTGCCCGACATGGACGGCACGCTGCTGGCGCCGCAGACCGCCAGGCCTGCCACGCATGAAGCGCTGGTGTGGGTGAAGGCCGCCAACTACGGGCAGAAATACACCGTCACCCTGAACGGCACAACGGTCGACGTGACCACTGCAACGGCGGCCGTGATCGTGGCTGGCTCCACCGTGACCGAGGTGAAGATCAGCGCCGCCGAAATCGCCGAGAACATCAAGACCGGCCTGTCGGGGGTGAGCGGCGTAACGATCGACCGCTCCGGTTCTGTGCTGCACCTCAAGAGCAGCAGCGCAATGACAATCAAGGCTACGGACGCCCGGGCCAACGCCGACATCACGGCGATCACCAACAGCGTCCAGGCCTTCACCGAGCTGCCGACCATCGCGCCTGAGGGGTATCAGGTTGAGGTGACCGGAGACCCTGGCAATAAGTGGGACGGCTACTTCGTCGAGTTCAAGCCCCGCGCCGGCCAGGGCACCTTTGGCGAGGGCGCCTGGAACGAGACCGTGGCACCCGGCGCGGAGTACCGCATCAAGGCCGGCACCATGCCGCATGTCCTGGTGCGCAAGCCCGATGGCACCTTCCACTTCGGGTCAATGGATGGCTCGACGATCGCCACTGGCGTGGCGCTGCGGAAGTGGGGCGACCGCACCTGCGGCGACTACAACACGGCCCCGGATCCCAGTTTTATCGGCAAGGGCATCCAAGACATCTTCGTCTTCAAAAACCGGCTGGGGATCCTGGCGGATGAGGCCGTGGTGCTCAGCCGGCCCGGGGAGTTCTTCGACTTTTTCCCGGAGACGGTGACCACAACGCTGGCCAGCGATCCGATCGACATCAGGGCCAGCGGCACCCGGGTGAGCGTGCTCCGGTATGCGGTGCCCTTCCAGGACGAGCTCATCCTGTTCTCTGACCAGACGCAGTTCCGACTGTCCAGCAATGACACGTCACTGACGTCGGCCACGGCGCAGCTGACAACCCTCACCCAATTTGAGATCGACACGCGCTGCCGCCCGATTCAGATCGGCAACGGCATCGTGTTCGCCCAGGTGGCTGGCGACTGGACCAAGTTCCGCGAGTTCAGCATCCGCGGCAACGGCACGTCGATCACGGCCGATGCGGTCGAGCTCACCCAGCAGGTGTCGGCCTATGTGCCCGGCGGGGTCTTTCGCGTCACGGCCGACGACACCAGCAACAGCTGGTACGCGATCAGCGATCGCAGCGGCTACCTCAATCGGATCTACGCGCAGAAGTTTTTCCTGCGAACAACCAGCTCAGGCATCGAGCGCATCCAGAACAGCTGGAGTCATTGGACGCTCAACGGCGCAGACAAGATCCTTCAGGTGCTGGCGATCCAGGAGGTGCTTTACCTGCTGGTTCAGTACGGCACGGAGGTATGGCTCGAGCGCCTACCGATCGCGGATCAGACCGCGGAGAGCGCCACGAAGCCGACGCCGCTGCTGCTGGATCGCTGGGTGTCCACCACTGCGGACACTCCTGCGGCGATTCGCGTGGCGGCCGGTTCCTACAACGCCACCACGGGCATCACGACCTGGACCCTGCCCTACGCGATCAAGGCCACGACTCAGGCATGGAGCGGATTCTCAAGCGCTAACGGCGGCGTGCTGCTTGGCCAGGCCGTCTCCGGCACGTCGATTACGGCGCGCGGCGACTGGAGCGCCAAGGACGTCTTCTTTGGCGAGGCCTATGACTTCCACTACCGCTTCACGCGATTCAAGGCTCTGCGAGAGATCGGCGGCGGAAAGACCGCTGCCAACAGCCTGAGGACGCAGGTGCGCAAGGCGCTGATTCGTTATCACGAGACGGGCTACTTCGAGGCCCATGTGATGGCCGAGCGCCGCAGCACTGCCGTCTACAAGTACAGCGGGATCCTGCTTGGCAGCAGAAACAGCGTCGTGGGCGAAGACGCCTGGAACTACGACGCGGCAGTGGAGAACAGGCGTTACCAGGAAGGGGTGTTCACCATCCCGGTTCTTTCTAAGGGAGAGAACGCGGTGGTCGAGCTTCACAACGCTTCGGCCCTGCCCTGCAAGTTCAGCACTTGCGAATGGGTGGGACTCATTACCGGCAAGGCCAAGTCAATGCAATGAGATTCACCAACCCCGACATCGATCAACTGAGCGAGATGGCGAGCCTCCTGCGCGCCACCGATCGCCGCGAGGCGCAAGCCAGCCATGGCCTTGGGGCCAGGGAGGCAGTACTGCAGAGCTGGAGCGCCAGCACGGTGCGCTTCGGAATTGAAGGTGATGACGGCCAGCTGGTGGGCGCCTGCGGCGTTTGCCCTGACGCCGGCGCCGGTCAGATCTGGATGCTGGGCACCGATCAGCTGCTGACCACCAAGAGTCACCGGATCCAGCTGGTGCGCCACGGCCGGGAATGGGTGGATTCACTGCTCGATGACTGGCGGTTGCTGCACAACTACGTGTTTGCAGCCAACACGGAGTCGGTGGCGTGGCTGCGGTTTATGGACTTCACGGTCTACCCAGCTGAACCGCATGGGCCCTACGCCCAGCTGTTCCGTTATTTCTTCAGGGAGGCGAGCTGATGGATCCAGTAACGGCCATTTCGCTTGGCATGGCGGCGGTCAATACCGGCATGGGGATTGCCGGTGCTTCTGCACAGAACGCCGCCGCACAGCAGCAATACAAAGACGCGCTGAAGTTCCAGAAGGTCAGCGACAAGTACGCGCGCTGGTCTTCCAAGATCAATGCCCGCATCGCCAACACCCAGGGCAAGTACCGCTACTGGGCCGAGACGGTCAACTACAACCAGAACCTCAGCTACGTCAATCAGCTGCGGAACTATGAGCTGACCAAGGCCTACGAGCAGGCCGTGGTGGTGCGACGCACGCGCACGTCGGCAATGTCCGACTTCGCGCTGCAGGCCCAGGCGCTGAGCGAGGGCATCCGCGAGCAGGCATCGCAGGACGCGGTCTCCGCCTATCAATACGCCCACCAGGCGATGAAGGCCCAGGCCCAGGTGGTGGCTGCCGGGATGGAGGGCGCCAGTGTTGACCGACTGGTCAATGACTACGACCGGCAGCTTGGCGACTTCCGCGCGCTGCAGCAGATCAACCAGAACTTCCGCGAGCGCCAGTACACGCGCGAGCAGGCGGGCCTGGTGGCCGGCTACCTGAGCAAATACAACAGCCAGCAGTTCTACAAGCCGCAGCCTTACCAGGATCCGATCCGGCCGTTCGCGCCGCTGCCAACGCTGGTGATGCCGCAGCCGCCGTCGATGACCGGGGCTGGCCCCAGTCAGATGGCGGCCGGCCTTGGCGTCGGCAATGCCGTGATGGGCGGCATCAACACGGGCCTCAGCGTTTGGCAGGGCCTGCAGCAGTTCACCAGCAGCGGGAAGCCGGGAGGCTCTTTCGGTGTTGGAGGAGTACCCGACCTGCCGGGCTTGTCCGGCGCTGGAGCACTAGGAGGCTGACGACCCATGGCACGTGAACAACTCCCTCTCGGACAGATCCAACCCACCGCACGGCCTGTCTCGAGCTTTGTGCAGCCAGGGCTGATTCAGGCGGCCAGGCCCGCGCAGGCCCAAATGATGCAGCTGAACAGCGATCGGATCGGGCTGGTGCAGACCGCTGCCCGCCCGAACGTCGGCGGCTTTGATCAGGGCGAGCAACTGGCCCGCGCCCTGGCGCCCTTCAGCCAGAACCTGACGCGGCTGATGAATTACGGCGCTCAGCTGTATGCGTCCAATGAATACAGGCAAGGCCAAAACGAAGCGTTAAAGGCCTACAGCCAGGCCAACAGTCAACTGATGGTCTCGGCGGACGAATACGCCGCTGAGAACCGCGACCTGGCACGGCAAGACCCGATGGCTGGCCTGCTGATGGACCGGGCTAACCCGTTCCGCACCGCCGGTCGCCAGAACCAGCTCAGCCAGCTGGCGGCGCAGGAGATGCCGATGATCATGCGGCGGGAGTTCAATCAGCGCCGCGCGGATCTGGCCTTGCTGGACCCGACCGATCCACAAATCAACGCGGTAAAGGCCGGGGCAATCGCTCAGGTGACGCAGAAGTTCGGGCTTGATCAGTTCACGCCTGGCTTCATGGATTACGTCCTGCCGCGGATGAACCGCGAGTGGGACAAGATCACCCAGGACCAGATCGACGATCACAACAACTACCTGGATGAGACGGTGCCGCGGATTGCGGCGGCCACCATCTACGGCCGGGTGAAGCAGGCCATGGCCAACGGCGTGCCGCTGAGCACGATCGTGGCCAACGAGACCAGCTACCTCGATGGCGAGGCCCGCCGCTTCGGCATCCCGGGCAAGGGCCAGGAGATGAAAGAGAGGGCGATCAAGAACGCCATTTCCATGGCCATCGATCCCCAGACAGGCGTGATCGACAAAGAGGCGCGGGCCGTGATCGGCGCGATCCTCGTCGGCCCGCCGGACTCCAACGGCTACCGCCCCACGGCCCAGCAGATGTATGCGCTGGAGATCCTCGAGGCGACAGATAAGACCGATCAGATGCGATTCAGGGCCATGAAGGCCGAACAGGAAGCGGTCGGCCAGCAGTACGCCGACGCCGTGGCCCAGGCGACGCTTGGCCTGCCAGATGGCCCCGAGAAGGCCCAGGCGTTGAACGCGCTTCGGCAGGAGTTCCAAGGCCTGCCGCTGTCAGAGAAGCTCAAGATCGAGCAGAGCACCACCAACGTCACCGAGGCGATCACAAGCCGCGGCTTCCGCGATGACGCTGCCGAGCTCTTCCTCCAGACAGCTGAGGCTGCATACGGCAAGGACTGGGATCCCAAGCTCTACGACCAGCTGTTTGAAGCTGAGCTACGCAACATCGACCCCTCCAAGCACGGCGAGTTCCGCTCTCGCTACATGGAGATGCGCCGGCGCAAGGAGACCCAGAAGGCGTCGATGCCCGAGGGCATGATCTCGGGCTCCATCACCCGGCAGATCAAGGCCAACATTGAAGCCGCGTACCCAGATCCGGTGACGGCTGCGATCCGCGGGGCCCGCAACATCGAAGAGATGATGGCGGTGGGCGACGCCAATGCCGCTGCTTCTGTGGCGAAGCAGCAGGCCGCGTTCCGCCAAGCGATCTACACCGCAATCGACGCCAAGCGCGCCCAGCTGGACCGCGACCTGACGCCCGCCGAAGCGCAGCAGGTGATCGACAGCACCCTCGTTGGCTTCGAGAAGAACGCTCCGCAGACGTGGAAGACGCTGTTCCCGGGTGCCAACGACCAACCCAGTGCCGTGCCCTACGGAACGACCCGGCCGGCCGCTGAACAGCAGGCGCCCAAGCCGCCACCAGGCCGCCGAGCTCAGGCCACTCCGACCTT